TATAGATACTGCCTACGGTAAATTTCAGGAAAATATTAAAAATATTGAAAATTTAATCTCAAATATAAATATAGACAGGGAATATAATAAGAATGTTGATGGAAAAATTCAAGAGTTTGAAAAACAAGTGTATGCCATCAAAATATCTTTGGACAACTTAAAATCAAAGATAAGCATAGATTCTGACGAAAGTGTAGAAGTAGAAAAAGAAAAAATAAAACTTTCTGAGATGGAAAAAGAATTAAACATGCTTATTATTGAAAAAGAAGATAAAAAAGAAGATCTGATAAATTATGAATATGCTTATACCCTGTTGAAAGATGGTGGTGTCAAGTCTAAAATAATTCGATATTACTTGCCAGCAATGAACAAGAATATTAATAAGTATTTAAAATCTATGGATTTTTTTGTTCAGTTTTTCCTTGACGAAGAATTCAATGAATCGATTAAAAGTAGAAATCGGGACGAGTTTTCTTACATGAACTTCAGCGAAGGTGAAAAAATGAGAATAGATTTATCCCTTCTATTGGCTTGGAGAGATATCGCAAGAATGAAGAATAGTGTAAATTGCAATTTGCTTATCTTGGATGAAGTTTTTGATTCTTCTCTAGACGCTGGTGGAACTGAAGAAGTAATGAAACTATTAAATATTCTAGGCAACAATAATTCAAATGTTTTTGTGATCAGCCATAAAGCGGATCAAATAGTAGATAAATTTACAAGCGTTCTTCAGTTTGAAAAGAAAAATAACTTTAGCAGGATGGTAGGATGATTGAGTATAAACCAGAAGATGTAAACCTAAGAGGCATTTACAGAAAATACGACAAGAATGGAAATGTCAGCACATACTATACTGGTGATGTTGTAGATTTTGAGAATAAAAAATATATTGCAACTGATGTTATAGTTGGAATTCAACCAAAAACCATAGGAAGTGCTTGGAAAGAATTTGAGATATCGTCTAGATTTTATTATAGTATTCTTGAGCCACAAAACACGAATGAAGGAGATAGGTGGTTGGATAGACAATCTGGTAGATTGTTTACAAGAGTACTTGACGAGAGTGGTCTAATTTGGGTAGAATTATAAGGGTAAAAAATGTCAAAGAAAGATAAAAACGGAAAAGGCGAACACAAAAAAACAGTTAAAACTTATGATCGTGGCATCAAGGATCGTGAAAAATCTTCAGAAAGAAATGAATATAAAAATAAGTTGAAGAATTTCGTTAGTGGTGATTATAGCCATTTGGATGAAGACGATCTTGACGACTTTGAATAATTTTGATACAATGGTGATTTATGACATCTACATCTATTACAATCAGCAAAACAACTTTATCGATTCTTAAAAACTTTGCTTCTATGAATTCAAACATTCTTGTGAAGCCAGGAAATGTTATTAAAACTATTACCCCATCTAAAAGTGGAATGGCTGAGGCAGTCATTGAGGAAACTTTTGATGTTGAATTTGGAATTTGGGATCTGAACAAGTTTTTAGGTCTTGTAAGTTTGTTTAACAATCCTCAATTTGAATTTGGTGAGAAGAGCGTAAGCATTACGGGTTCAAATGGTTCTGTAGTCAAGTACAACTATTCTGAACCAAGGCTTCTAACATATCCACAGAAGACTGTCAATATGCCAAGCATGAGTGTCACGACTCAGATTCCAGATGGACTGTTCAATGAACTTCATAGAATTTCTTCTGTTCTCCAATTGCCAGATCTTTCATTTATTAGCAATGGTTCTAATATTTACGCCCATCTATCTGATATGAAAGATCCGACTAGCAATAGTTACAAGGTGCAATTGGAGGGGGATAGCAATGGGGCTGAGTTTTCACTAAACTTCAAGATTGAGAATATTCGTCTTCTTCCTGGAGATTATGAGGTAACCTTTTCAAAGAATATCGCTGGGCAGTTTGAAAATCAAAACATTAATCTTAGGTATTGGTTTGCAATGGAGCCAGATTCTTACTATACGGAATAAAAAATGACAAATTCTAAAGAATTTTTGTTTGTAGAGAAGTACAGACCACAAACAATTCAAGAATGCATCCTACCAAAGTCCTTGAAGCAAACCTTCAAGGACATGGTTGCTAAAAAGGAGCCACAAAATCTACTATTATCGGGTTCTGCTGGAACTGGAAAGACGACAGTAGCCAAGGCTTTGTGTAATGAATTGAATTGCGATTGGATCATGATTAACTGTTCTGAAGACGGAAATATCGATACCCTCAGAACAAAAATCAGACAATTTGCGAGTACAGTCTCATTCCACGATACAAAGAAAGTGGTAATTTTGGATGAGTTTGATTATTCAAATGCACAAAGTATTCAGCCAGCCTTGAGGGGTGCAATTGAAGAATTTTCAAAAAACTGTAGATTCATTATAACTTGCAACTATAAGTCGAGAATTATTGAGCCTATTCACTCTCGCTGTACTTGTATTGACTTTAATATTCCAGTTTCTGAAAAAGCATCCATTGCGGCTGAGATGATGGATCGCTGCATGGATATTCTTAAGAACGAAAACATTTTATGCGATAAGAAGATTTTAAGTCAACTTATTATGAAATATTTTCCAGATATGCGTAGAATTTTGAATGAACTTCAAAGATATGGCGTGTCTGGTACGATTGACTCTGGAATATTGATGAATATTACAGAGGAGCAAATTAAGAATTTAATTGGTTTTTTAAAGACAAAGAATTTGCCAGAAGTTAGAAAGTGGATTGTCACCAATTCTCACCTCTCTGAAACCGATGTCATTAGAAAGCTTTATGACAGCCTATACGGCTGTTTAAGCCCTTCTAGCATTCCACAGGCTATTCTGATACTTGGGGAGTATCAGAAGGATATGAGCCGAGTAGCAGACCTAGAAATTCATCTAATGGCTTGCATGGTTCAAATTATGATGACATGTGAGTTTAAAGGTTAAAAATTCATGCTTTCAGACTTTTTAAAATCCATCAATTCGACAAAAAAGAATATAATGGATACAGATCCAGAAATTGAAAAGTTTTACAATCCTTATGTTGTAAATAAGTCATTTTCTTATTTTTCTGAGTGTCTTTTTCATGTAAATTTTATGAATAAATTTCACGAATTGCCTAAAAAGATGCAATATGATTATTATTTTTACACCTTTAAGAAGAAAAATAGATTTTCAAAATGGGTAAAGGAAGATGTTGATTCCGATGATCTGAAGAATATTATGGAATACTATGGATATTCTAAAGAAAAAGCCAAAGAAGTTTTACCACTATTTAAAGAAAATAACTTAAAATACATAAGGGAACAGTTAGGTAAATTCTAAAACCCCTAAATTATAAATAATATTATAATTTATGGAGTTTTTATGTATGGAAGATACTGTAGATGAAATAATGGATGGTTTGGGTGTAGAGATTAAATTAAATTCTAAAGAAGATTTTCTTAAAATAAAAGAAACTTTAACTAGAATTGGCGTTTCCTCGAAAAAAGATAAAAAATTGTTCCAATCTTGTCATATCTTACACAAAAGATCAAGAGACTGGATTTTGCATTTTAAAGAGATGTTTTTATTAGATGATCTAGAAAGTGACTTATCCGACGAGGACATTTCAAGAAGAAATACAATAGTAAGACTTTTGGTTGAGTGGGGTTTATGCCAAGCCATAAACTCCGAAGATTACAGAGATCCACAAATAAGCCTAGCAAGAATTAAAATTTTATCACATGGAGATAAAAAGGATTGGGAATTGATACCTAAATACCATATAGGAAGGTGACTATATGGATTTAATGCAAGCTTTTGGAGCACCGTTTGATATCAATCTTTCATCCTGTTCTGATCTAAAACCAAAATATTTTTCTTGGACAGCTGAAGATTGTAATACTAAAGTTTTTATAGATGCAGCAATACCTCACGGTATAAATTACAAAAAGAAACCAGGGGAAAAGAAAATTGCATGGATATGCGAATCCAGAGCAATTTTTTTTGGTATGTACATACCCAAACACCTATTTGATCAAAACGCACAATTGATCAATGACTCTTTTGATGCTGTTTATATCTCGGATAGAGAATATTGTGAAAAGTTTAACAACTTTAAATTTTCGTTTGCTGGAAGCAATTTGCCGTGGATAGAAGATAGAAAAATTTTCGATAAAACTAAAATAGCATCCATGATTGCATCTAGTAAAAAATTAACGATAGGTCATGAATTAAGACATCATTTTGCTGAAAAATTTAAAGATAAAGTTGATCTTTTTGGTGGTGTTCTAGGTTCTCCGAGATTTGGTTATGAGAAAAAACCTTGGGGTGACAAATCAAAAGCAATGAATGACTACATGTTCTCCATAGTGATTGAGAATGATCGATACAGTACATATTTCACAGAAAAGATAACAGACTGCTTTGCAACAGGGACTATACCAGTTTACTGGGGAACCAAAGACATTGGCAATTATTTCAACGCTGATGGAATAATAACATTAGATTCTAGTTTCGATATCAACTCATTGACACCAGAGCTATACTACTCAAAAATTGAAGCAATAAGGGAAAATTTTGAAAAAGTAAATAAGATGGAAAATGCAGACGATGTTCTGTATAAACTAATTCAAAGTTTATAAATACTAGACCATGATAACTCCAGTGATTTCTTTTTATTCTGATGTTGATGGTCGCACCTATTATAGCGATCACTCTAAAAGATTAACTAAAAATTTAGATAATTTAGGAATTCCCCACATAATAAGGGAGAAAAAATCAAAAGGATCTTACAGATCCAATTGTCTGTCAAAACCTAGATTTATTTTAGATATGATGAATGAATTTAGAAAGCCATTAGTTTGGCTAGACATAGATTCTATAGTACATAAATCATTAGATGTTTTTGATGAATTTAAAGATAAAGTCGATGTTGGATTTGCCTTTCCAAAGGTTCCAACAAAAGAAGATCCATCAATAGCTCTACCAAAAGCTTCTCCAATTTATGTTAACTATACACCAAAGACATTAGAATTCATGTATGCTTGGATAGAAGCGAGCGAACAGGTGGAAAGTCAGAGAGATACTATGTTTGACCATGAGGTCTTAATGGGTATTTTTAATAAAATTATAACAGAAAATACAGGAATTAGAATGGCATGTTTAAGTAATGCTTATTGCGTTTGGCCTGGTTTACAGGTTATTGGTGGGGAGCCAATAATTACTATGGGGTTGGCGGATGGTCAATCAAAAGAAGAATCTCTTAGAAAAATGGGATTTGATGAAAATAATATAAGATTTCAATGCCCAGGAAATAAATTTTTAGTACAATCATGAAAACTACAGTAATATCATACTTTTGCGATGTAGATCCAAATAATACTTATTATTCTTCACATGCATTTCATTTTATTGAAAATATGGAAAAATTAAACATGCCATATTATGTTGAAGAAATTAGATCAAGAGGTTCGTATAGATCTAATTGTTTATATAAACCTTCATTTATACTAAAGTGTATGAAAAAAATTAACGGTCCAGTTATTTGGCTAGACATTGACAGTTATGTTTATAAAAAACTTGATATGTTTGAAACTATAAATTCTGATGTTGTTTTTGCCACTAATAGTATAAATGAAAAGGGAAATTTTATTCCAAAGGCATCTCCAATATATTTAAGTGGAAATGAAAAATCATTT